GTTCTACTGGCAGGTGCGGGACAACATGATTTACATCCTGTCGCCACCCACACCGGCCCAAACACTGAGTTTCTTCTACCAGTCGGTTGCGTGGGTGCGCGATCAGGACAACTCATCGCTCTACAAGAACCGCGCAATCAAGAACGGCGACACGATTCTGCTCGACTCTTACCTCGTCACGCTGCTCGCGCGGGTGAAGTGGCTCGAGATGAAGGGCTTCGATTCGTCGGCCGCGATGCGCGACTTCCAGGTCAACTTTGAGAACCGCAAGGGCAACGAGCGCGGCTCGCCCGTGCTGACGATGGCGCGCAGCTTCAAGTACCCGTACATCCAGCCGCTGTCCAACACGCCCGACACGGGGTTTGGGGTCTAAATGCCGCTCGTCCCGCTCGCCCCATTCAAAGCTCCGCGCCGCTCTGCAGCGGCGCAGACGCTGCAGGTATTCAACATCCCTGCGCCGGTGGGCGGGCTCAACTATCGCGACCCGATCAGCGACATGAGGCCGACGGACGCGCTCGTGCTGACGAACTTGATCCCGCGACAGACGGGCGTCGAATTGCGCAAGGGCTGGACGTATCACACGAGCTCGGTCGGCAGCTCGGTCGATTCCATCTTTGCTTACAACGGCGCTGTGATCGGCGACAACAAGTTGTTCGCCGCAGCGGGCGGAAACATCTACGACGTCACGAGCGGCACGCCTTCGGTGGCCGTGAGCGCGACGGGCTCGACGAACGACGTTTGGAGCGTCACGCAGTTTGCGAACGGCGCCGGCATGTATCTGCTTGCAGTCTCGCCCGGCGCCGGATACTGGACATTTGACGGCACGACCTGGACGCAGCAAACGGTGACAGGCTTGCCGGGCAGCCCTGAGACGGTCGCGGTATTCAAGAACCGCGTCTGGTTCACGGTGTCGGACAGCTCGACCGTTTACTACCTCGACACGGTTGATGCAATTGCAGGCACCGCGTCGGGCTTTGAGATGGGCTCGCTACTCCGCAACGGCGGATACATCCGCGGGCTTGTCAACTGGACTCTCGACGCTGGCGTCGGTATCGACGACCACCTCGTCGTCGTCGGCTCGCAGGGCGACATCGGAGTGTGGACGGGCACCGACCCGTCTGACCCGTCGAAGTTTGCGCTGCGCGGCGTCTGGTACGTCGGCAAGGTGCCCAAGTTCGGGCGCTTCTTCACCGGCTATGGCGGCGAAGTGATGATGCTCTCCGAGCTCGGGCTCGTGCCCGTCTCGCGCCTTGTGAACGGTCAGTTCAGCGATGTCTCGCCCGGCCCGGCGCAAAAGATCCAGTCGGTGCTGATCCCGCTCGTGCGCTCGTACATCAACTCGATCAGCTGGGACGTGTTCCTGCTGCCGAGCGAGGACATCCTCATCATCAAGCTGCCGGAGCAGGTGACGGGAACCTACCAGCAGTTCGCGATGAACGTGAACACCGGCGCTTGGTGCGACTTCTCCGGTATGCCCATGACGTGCGCTGCGCTGCTCGACGGGCAGCTGTACTTCGGTACGGAAGACGGCCGCATTGCAAAGGGGTTTCTCGGGAACACCGACGGCACCGAGACGAATGGCACGCCTGGCGCCACGCTCGAGGGCGACGTGCAGACCGCGTTCAACTCTTTCAACACGCCCGCGGTGCTGAAGAAGTTCACGATGGCGCGGCCGATCTTTATCGCGCCGGGGCCGCCTTCGGTAAAGCTGCAGATCAACACGCAGTACACCTTCGTCAACGTCGGCGGCTCGCCGTCGTTCGTTCAGACGCCGGGCGGCATCTGGAACAGCAGCCTGTGGAACGTCGCGGTGTGGGCAGGCTCTGCCAACACCTACCAGAGCTGGGCCGGCACAACCGGGCTCGGCTACTACGCGAGCCTGCGCATGAAGGTGCGCGGACTGCCGGCGACGATCTTCACGTCGTCTCACATGATGAGTGAGCCGGGGGGTGTGATGTGAGCGATAAAGGGTACAAGAGTTCGCTCATTGAGGCCCTGCGCGGCGCGGGTATGGACGGCGCGACGATGGGCGGCGACGTCATGTTCCTCGACTTTCCGTGGATGAGGAACACCGACGTTGCGCTGCGTCAGCGCGCTGCTCGGGCGTACCTCGCGAATCCAGAAGTTTTGGAGTACGCCGACATTCCCTATATCCCGCCCGCGGCAAAGGGCGGCGGAAGTTCTGCCGTTCCTGCTGGCCCGCCGAACCCGAACACGATTGGCGAGACGATTCCAGAGAAAAAGGCGGAACCCGAGACTGTAACGGAAGCACAGCCTGCGCCTGCCCCGAAGGGCGAGCCTATTGAGCTGCGAGAGCAAGAAAAGACGGGCGTCATTACCGTCGAAGAGCTGCCGCCTGCGGACGAGGGTGAGCTCGCCGATCTTGAAAAGAAAGGCGTCATTACCGTTGAAGAGCTTCCGCCGGAAGAGTTGCCGCTGGCAGGAATGCAGCCCGAACTCGAAAAGGAAGAAAAGACTGGCGTCGTGACGGTGGAAGAACTGGCAGAGCAGCCGGCGGCTGCGCCTACGGCGCGCGAGGTGCTGGAAGAGCTAATCCCAGAAGAGGAGAAGCCAGAACCCAAGGCAACTGTCACGGTTGAGGAAATTCCGCAGGACTTGACTGTGCGACAGGCTCTGGAAGAACTAGTCCCGCAAAAGCCGGAAGAGCCGGAAGTGTCGGTAACGGTTGAGGAGCTTCCGCCCCCGCCGCCCCCGCCGCCGCCTCCCGTGGTTGCGCCGCCCGTAGCTGCGCCGGTTGCGGAGCCTAAGAGCGAGCCTGAGCCCGAAGCGTCGGTGACAGTCGAAGAGCTGACGCAGGAAGAGACCTCGCCGCAAGCGGAGCCGACACTTGAGGAAGTGATTGACTACATCAACGCGCTGACCCAGGCCGCTGCGACGGAGCCCGAGCCCGAGGCAGAGCCTGAGCCTGAGGCGTCTGTAACGGTGGAAGAGCTGCCAGTCGAAACGGGGGCGGCGCCAGACGGCCGAGGCAGTGCTATGCCGTTCGTGAATAGCTTGGCTCGAGAGATGGCGATGCTAGCAGCGATGGGCGACGCGTTGGGCACCGCGAACGATCCAAAGGGTGAAATCACGATTGAGGAGCTGTTCGGCGAATGAAGCTCGCGACCGATCAACCCGGTGAGCCGCAGGTGATCTGGCAGTGGATGACGCGCCAGACGCAGATCCCGTGGTCGACCGATCTGCGAACGATCGCCGCGATCCGCGACGACGGCACGATCGCCGCTGCGGTCGCGTTTGGCTCGTGGACGCCGGAGAGCTGCTTCATGCACGTCGCGTTCGACACGGGGCACTCGCTGACGCGCGGGCTGTTGAAGGCTGCATTTGAGTATCCGTTCAAGTCTATTGGCGTGAGGGCAGTCTACGGCTTGACGCCAAAGGATTTCGACAGGGCAATTCGGTTCAACAAAAAGATCGGATTTAAGCAGATCGCGGAGACGGTCGATTGCGTGCTGCTTGAGCTGCGGCGCGAGGACTGCCGGTTCCTAAAGGAGACGTTGCAATGAGCAAGGGTAGAGCGCCGGCCGCGCCGGATTACGTCGGAGCAGCGCAGCTGCAGGGTGAGCTTTCTAAAGAAGCTCTTAACATGCAGAACTATGCCAACCGCCCGACGCAGAACACGCCGTTCGGCTCGTCGAGCTGGAGCACAAAGGAGGTGGTCGACCCTGCGACCGGTCAAAAGGTTACGCAGTGGACGAACAACACCACGCTTGCACCGGAACTGCAAGGTGCCCTTGACGCGCAGATTGGCTTGCAGAAGGACCGGAGCGATCTCGCGGCCGGGTTCATGGACCGCGTCGGCAGCGAATACTCAAAGCCGTTCGATTGGCAGAATCTGCCGCAGATGGCGCAGGCGTCCGGCCCCGGCCAGCTGCAGAGCGGCATCACGGACTACACGCGCGGAATCACGACCAGCGCCGGCCCGCAGCAAAACGCGGTTGGTGGCTTCAATTTCGGCGGCCCGCAGATGGGCGTCGCGCAGCAGTCTGTCCAGCGCGGATTATCGACCGGCGATAACCCGGCCCTTCCGACGCTGAACAACGATTTCCGCAACCAGGTCGCAAGCGACCTCATGGCGCAGATGGCGCCCGTGCAGCGTCAGCAGCAGCAGTCGATGGAGACCGACTTGTCGAACCGCGGGTTCAAGGTCGGCACCGCCGGCTACCAGCGCGCGATGGACGAACTCAATCAGCGCCAGGCGGGCGAGCGGTACAACGCGCTCGGCATGGCTGGACAGGAAGCGCAGCGGCTGTACGGGATGCAGATGGGCGCCCGGCAGCAGGCGTTCAACGAAGACCTCTCCGGCGGCCAGTTCGCCAACCAGGCTTCGGGGCAGGCGTTCAATCAAGGGCTGCAGGCGGGCCAGTTTGGCAACCAGGCGCAGCAGCAGCTCTACGGGCAGATGATGGGGCAGGCGGATCTCGCCAACCGCGCGTCGGCGCAGAATTTTGGGCAGAACCTTGCCGCGGCGCAGTTCCAGAACCAGGCGCTCGGTCAGGCGCAGGGGCTCGACCTGTCGCGTATGCAGGCGGGCAACCAAGCCGCGCAGCAGCAGTTCAACATGAACCAGTCGTATGCCAACCAGCAGAACCAGCTGCGGCAGCAGGCGATCGCGGAGCAGATGCAGCGCCGCGGGATGTCGCTCAACGAAATGAATGCGCTGTTGACCGGCCAGCAGGTCGGTATGCCGCAGATGCCGAACTTCTCGCAGTCGGGCCGCGCGGAGACGCCGAACATCTTGGGCGCGACGCAGATGGGCTACAACGCCGCGATGGATCAGTACAACGCCCAGCAGGCCGGCTTTGGCAACGCGATGGGCGGGCTCTTCAGCCTGGGCAGTGCCGCGATCAGTAACCCGTTCATGTTCTCCGATCGCCGGCTGAAGCGCCGCATTAAGCGCGTCGGCACGCACGCGCTCGGCGTCGGCATCTACGAATTCGACATGGCTGGGTATCGCCAGCGTGGCGTGATTGCGCAGGAGGTCGCGGCGGTTCGCCCCGAACTCGTCAAGCGTCACGCCAGCGGGTACTTGACCGTCAACTACAGCGCGCTGTGAGGTGATCTATGGATGAGTCACAAATGTTCGACTACTTGTTGCAGATGGGCGCGATGCGGCCCGAAGAGGACGAACTCTCGCGCAAACAGGCGATGGTTGATGCGCTGCGCCAGCAGTCGATGAAGCCGCTGCAGGGCCAGATGGCCGGCAACGTCTACGTCGCACCCTCTATCACGCAGGGGCTCGCCCAGCTCGGGCAAGCCTACGGCGCTCGTAAGGGCCAGCAGGGCGTCGACACCGGTATGCGTGACTTCAACGCGCGGCAGAAGGCTGCTCTTGAGGCGCTGCGCGCCGCGCGCGGGCTGAAGAAGAAGCCCGAGGAAGAAGACGACGTCATCGAAGGATTCACCGCGTCGAGCTACTACCGGTAGCGGAGGCCGCATGGACTTTTACTCAGACGCACTGGCGCGCGGCGCCATTGTAGAAACGCCGGAAGAGATCGAGCGCAAGAAGCGCTCTCTTCTGCCACGCGCGCGCGCCGTCAGTGTGGGCGGCACCGTCACCAACACCGTGCAGCCGGGCGAGGAGAACATCCGCAAGGCGCTCGACATGTTCGCGCAGGAGGATGATTACTCGCAGGCGCAGGCGTATGCGCGCACCCGCGCCGACGAGGGCGGTGCGTCGATGCTGAACGCGCTCGCTGCGCAGTATGCCGGGCCGCGCTTTGAGGGCGTGCAGGGCCAGTACCTCAAGCGCTCGATGGCCGCGCGCGAGCCCATGAAGATCGGCAGCGCCACGATTACCCCCGACGGGCAGGTGCTGAAAGACCCCTCTGCGAGCCGCGAGCGTGAGGCGCAACGGTTGATGCAGCTTGGGCAGTTCCAGATCAGCCAGGACGACAAGCGGCAAGCGCGGGAAGACAACGCCGTGCTGCGGATGTCGCTTGCCGGTATGCGAGGCAACAGCAACGCCGACGACGCGCGCAATTGGCGCGCTGAGGACAAGCTGCGCAACGACTTCGACAAGGTCACGGGCGACTTGCAGACCGAGCTCGGCGCGACGCGCAAGATCACGGAGATCATTTCCGCGACGCCGCCCGGCTCGCGCCCCGACGCGATCACGCAGCAATCGCTCGTGATCCTGCTTAACAAGTTCCTCGACCCCGGCTCGGTTGTGCGCGAGGGCGAGTTCGACCGCGTCATCAAGGCGCAGGGACTTGAGGGTCGCGCGCGCAACTTGAGAAACAACATCATGAAGGGCGAGCCGCTCAACGACGTAGCGATTCAGCAGATCAACAACCTCGCGCAGCTCTATCAGCGCGCGGCCGAGGCGAAGCTGATGGCGACCGCGCAGCAGTACTCGCAGCTCGCCCAGACGCGCGGCCTCGACCCGGCGGGCGTCATCGTCAACCCGGCATACCGCGGCGGCGAGCAACCGGGCAGCAACCGCCGCGTGCGGTTTGAGGATCTTGCAAATGGCCGTTGATGTCGTAATGCCCGACGGGACCGTCATCGAGGGTGTGCCCGAGGGCATCACCCAAGACGAGCTCAAGCGGATGCTGCAAGGCTACGACGCCCCGAAGCTCACCGACGAGTGGCGCCGCAACACGATGCGCAGCATGGCCGGCGCCAAGGCGAAGGACTCGTCGTGGCTGAAGAAGGCCGCGATGAACATCGGCGCGGGCGCGCAGGAGCTGTTCACGGGCGCCGAGCAGCGCCTCAACGACATGTTCGGCAACAAGCAGAAAGGCGCAGATCTCAAGCGCCGCGTGGCCGACGAGCGCGCGGTGGCGGAGGCGCTTGCCGCCAACACCACCGGCGGCGGCGCGCTGCAGGTCGCCGGCAACGTACTGCCGACGCTCGCGGTCCCGGTCGGGGCCTTTGCCAACACCGCCATTCGCGCCGGCACGCTTCTGCCGCGCGCCTATCAGGCACTGCGCGCAGGACGGGCTATGGCGCCCGCTGCGGCGACGACGGCTAAGCTGGGTACTGCGGGCCTCGTCGGCGACGCGGTGCTCTCTGGCGGCATATACGGCGCCTTGCGCCCCACCGCCGAGGGCGAAAGCGTGCTGGGCAATGCAGCCGAGGGGGCGGCGTTCAGCGCCGCGTTGCCGGCGGTTGGCCTGGGCGTCAATCAGATTCGACGCGTCACGACGGCCGGCGGCGGTCGCGAGCGTGCCGCGGAGCAGATCGTGCGCGAGACGGCGGGCGAGGGCGCCGACCAGGCGACCCGGCAGAACGTACTGTCGCGCACTCTCGGGCAGTTGCGCGGCCTTGGCCCGCAGGGGCCGATCCCGCTCACGACCGCGGCGCAGCTCGACAGCGCAGACCTCGCGCGCCTCGAGCGCGGTAGCCGCACGCTCAACGCCGGCAACTGGTACGACTTTGACCAGAGCCAGGCGCGGGCGGTGGCGGACGAGTTCGGCACGGCGACGGGCGAGGCTGGCGATCTGGCCGCCCGACGCGCGGCTCG